GTTCGCGTCGGTGGCCAGCATTGACATACCTTTCTCGTAGCACTTCTCCTCCAAAGGCACTCCAGCATGGAGGTTCGGGGAAGCGTGGACTTTCGCAAGAACTCGGAGTGGGCAGGCGATACTGTCGTTCTCGCCATACCAAGCTCCTCCAAATACTCGCGAAAGCATGGTGACTGGTTCACCACGGAGGGCACGTTTGGATGTCAAGGTTTGTCCGTACATGCGTGCAGCGCGCGTCAGCGCCTTTTCGTCATCAACGGGGTCGATCCCGTCGAAGCCTGGGACGAGACTGTCGTCGCCCCCAATCATACCGATGTGGTTCATCGATGATTCGTGGTCAAAGCGCAGGAGCCTGCCTCGCGCGTATGCGACCAGCATCGTCAACACCGTGTTGAATGGTGATGTCTCTGCTGACCCTGAAGCGCGTGCGTAGCCTCCCTCATACCTGTGTCCCTTGATGACACCGGGTCTGTTGTACTGTTCCTTGTGCAGCTCGAGCACGTGGTCGTCGTTCGGGAACATCTTGCGGAGAAGTGATGTCTCGAAAATGGTACGGATGTTCTTGTCAACGTTTCCGTCCATGCGGCTGAAATCTCCCTCCAGGGCGTAGGGTGCTTGACTGATGAAGCTTGCGATCTCGTCCGCGACGATGGTCGGTGTCTTGAAGGCGTAGCAGTTACGTGCCGCCAGCAGTTTACCAACCGCTCTCATGTACATGGAATAGTCCACTTTTGACCGACCCTCGATGGTCGATATGACGCGCGGGTCTTTCGGGCCCGCGACCGCCTCTTTCTTGAGGAATGATCGGATGGTCGTATCCGTGTGTGCTCCGCTCATCGCGCCGTTCGTGAGAATCGTCCTCTGCGTCGGGCGCGACTGTGCTTCCCACAAGTCGTCGAAGGAGCACGGCACTATCGGTCCGTCCTTTGTCAGTTCTGAAACGAAGTCTGACATGATCTGAAGGGCGAACGGCGAGAGAGTTGCAAGTTTGACTTTCTTAAGGTCAGTGATTCGAGCTTGCACCCCCCATTTCGCGTTGTCTGAAGTGTCGTTGTGCGAGTAGCACATCCCAACAACGAGCGGAGCCATGAAGGCGTGTACCGTCGTTTTCTCTTCCCCACCATCACCGTAGTTGTTTACCGAGCTGGAAACGTGTTCAACCGCGTAGTTGACGTCGGTGACGTAAGCCGTGTGCCTGGGCGCGGTGGCACGTGCCCAGGATGCTGCGACTTGCGCGCGTTCCCTGTCGGCTCCAAGCCAGCATGCCATCGCTGCGACATTAGCGTCGTGACTGGATAGCAAGTCTGCTTGGACAACCCTCTCCCACTCCGCTCCAGTGAACTCGGCGTGCATGTGAGTGCCAGCCTTGCCCACCGATGTAGTGAGTCCATCCTTGGTGGATGTGGTGATGCTGC